ATGTGCAGTCTATATAGTTTACCCTCGCAAACTCTAAAGCGTGAAAACCATTAGAATCATATAGTTCATAAACCTTTGAGTTAGTCCCCGAAGTAGTTAACAATAAATCAAACATTAAAACATTTCCAGAACCTTTAGCAATACTTTCAGAAACAAACATAGTATAGTTGTTCTCACTAGAAACCAAACCGCTTAAATCAAAGCTATATCCCCTTAATGAAAGCCCTGTTGTCGGTACTGTTATTTGAGTTGTTCCTATATCAATGATACCGTCTAAGAAGTATTCTTTAGTCGAGTCAATGACACCTCCAAGAGTTGTTTCAAAGTTGTCTTGAGTTACTAGCACTCTATTTATAAACGTTTTTAAATATGTCATAATATGCTCCAAATTTCCCCTTTTGCGTGGAGTGTTAATGATTCAAGTTTGTTTAATGTAACGCTCGTGTTACCGTCAATACTTCCAGATATTACGGTTATAGTTTGCCCACCAAAGTTTTTGTCTTTAATGTATATCTTCTTATCTGTATAGTCACTCGCTTCTGGTAAAGTTATTGTTAATGATACGGCCGTTAAATAAATAACAGATTGTGCAAGTGGATCAACTGTATAATCACTATTAACATCAATCGAATAGTAGTCTTTTGTTTCTTCAGACTCTGAACCGTCACCTATATTCTTACCGTTAACCCAATAACCCGATTCAGTTATCACTTGATTATTACCAATTACAAATGATCGTACATTCTCGCCTATAACATTACCAACACCTTTAACCGTTGTTGAACCGCTGGAGTAGTTTACGTTGTTAAGTTCGTAAAGGTCGGTTATTAAGTCTTTAATAGGGTTCTCGCTGCCGCTTAAATTCTTTGGCGGCACAGTTGTACGAATTACAATATTCGGTAAGTCGAGTTCATCATCAATGCTTAATAGTTCAACCTTTGTGTTTTGGTTTCCATTCGCGTTATAGTCTATCACTCGGTTAATGTTCCACCATGCGTTACGTGTGTATATCTTATCGTTTAACTTTAATTTTGCAATATCACCAACACTTAAATCAAACATAGCTGTTAACATCTTGCCGCGATTCATTTGTGACATTGTACGCCTCCAATGCAAGTTATACAGATTGTTGTTTGTTAGATTTATTCCTTGGTAAAAGTAGTAATCACAAACAGCAAAATTAATGTCGATAGTAGGGTTGTAATGATTATCGAAGTGGCTAACCATTGGATAATTCAATAGGTTAGTTTGTCCTGTTGTGGCATAGTCGTATATATTAAACGCTGTGCAAACCTCTGTGCCGTTGTGGATTAATACTCTAATATTAACCATTGGCGCACCACCGATTAAAGTAGGTACTATTGCACCGATTGAAATCTCAGCCATTGGAGTTGGTGAGAATATCAATTCTAACTTATCTATGTTTTGCTTGAACTCTGTATCAAATATAAATTCCGATTGACCGTACACTTCATTTGTCGCTTCTTTGTACGATGCGTTGTACACGTCTTTGTCTTCTTTGTACGTGAATATCTTCCGCTTTCCAGCCAATTCAGGTAAGAACCGTACAAGCTGATTCTCATCTTTTATTAACTTCTGTCTCCAATCCTTTTCTTCACCACTATCCAAATACTTATCGCGTGGTTTATATATGATTCTGTTGCTATTGTCCGCATCAGGGTAAGCCATCAACTGAGCCATGTTGCAAACCGACTTTATAAAGTCTTTTTGTTTAATCTTTGGCGGGATATAGTTGTTCATGTCCTGCTCAAATCCAAACCCTATTGAATTAGCCGTCAACTCTAATGTAACGGTTACATCGTTAATATCAATACGAGGTGTTACTGTCACATCATTACCCGTTGATAGTGCTGAATCTTTCCACTTCATAAATGCTGGTACACTTGTACCAGTTGCTACTTGTACATCAATCTCGAATGTGATTACATCGGTAGGTAAAACGTTTCCAATAGGTATGTTGATCGTATTGTTTGTTGATAGTATCGTATTGTCACCGTTTGATATAGGTGAGTCACTAGAAAAGTATTCAAATCCTTGTGGTGTTGGCGGTACGAATTGACCACCTAAAACAAATAGGCCGTTCTTGTATATCTTAAATATTCCTTGATACCTTATACTTCTGTCAAACCCTGAATTTTGAATATCGACAAGGTAAGCATCCGCGCCACTTGAGTTGTTTAATACAAGGTCGAAATCAATTACAACATTTGTGTTGATCGCTTGACCACCTGTAAGATAAACTGGTGGAGAATAAATGCCCGTTGTTGGGTTAAATATTGATTCCAAGTCAGTAACCTCAGTCCATCCTGTAATAGTTCCACCTCCACTATCGAACCCACTCTTGACCGCTTCAACTAGAAAATCAGTATTATCTACAATTGGCTTGTCAGAACTAAACGGAATAACTAATTTATCAAACACCGCCCAGTCTTGAACCTCATAACTAAATCCATTAGTCGCGTGTATCTGATCGAAATAATGCTTAACGTATATGGCAGGGCTAAAATCTGTTAATAGGAAGTTATTCG